TGTTCAAACTACAGGGAATTATCCTAATATTTCAAATTACGTTTATGTAAAAAAAGTAAATGCCCTAACCCCAAATTATTTTGATAATGTTGGGAACCCAAAACCTGAATTTACTGGGTCTATACCTTACATTTCAGAAGGAACTTTTGGGGATGGAAAAGGTTCAAACGTACCTACCGGAATTGCGGGTGATTACTATGAAAACATAACATCAGACACTAATATACAAGGTCTTAAAGCTACTGATTATTTAGAATCTATTAATTTATTAGCTAATAAAGATGCATATAATTATAATCTTATTACTGCTCCTGGATTAATGTCTGATATAGGATCTAATGCCGCTAATGCTATAACATTGTTGAATTCTATTGCTCAAAATAGAGGAGATATGATGTTAGTGTTTGATTCTTCAAAATATGGAGCCCAAATAAATACAGTAGTAAATAATGTAGTAGGATATAATACCTCATATGCTGCAACATATTGGCCCTGGGTAAAAACAATTGACCCTAATACAGCTAATCAAGTATGGGTACCTGCTTCTGTTATGCTGCCTGGAGTATATTCATTCAACGACTCAGTATCATACCCTTGGTTTGCTCCTGCTGGAGTTGATAGAGGTGCTATTGTTAATGCTGTTCAAACTGAACGTATTTTAACCCAAGGAAATAGAGATACACTATACCAAAAGAATATTAACCCAATAGCTTCTTTTCCTAACACTGGAACCCTTTCAGGAATAGTAGTATATGGGCAAAAAACACTTCAAAAGAAAAAGAGTGCGCTTGACCGTGTAAATGTAAGACGTTTATTAATTGAGTTAAAAAATTATATTTCTCAAATTGCTAATTCATTTGTATTCGAACAAAATACAATAGCAACTCGTAATAACTTTTTATCACTAATTAACCCTTACCTATCAACTATTCAACAACAACAAGGATTAACATCATTCCAAGTAATTATGGATGAATCAAATAACCCACCAAGTGTAGTTGATAACAACCAGTTAGTAGGCCAAATTTATTTACAACCTACCAGAACAGCTGAATTTATAATTCTAGATTTTAATATATTACCTACAGGTGCAACTTTCCCTGCTTAATAATACATTTTAAAAAAATTAATAATATTTATAATAAAAAGATAAAATGGCAAACTTTACCACTTCTCCAGGAGTAGCAATTAGTGAAATAGACAACACATTTTTAACAGGCCAACCAGTACAAGCAGGTGCTGCTATTATAGGACCAACAGTTAAAGGACCTGTTGAAGTACCTACTCTAGTTACCTCATACTCAGACTTTAAAACTTTATTTGGTGATATTTTTACTAGTGCAAGTAATACTTATTCGTATTTAACTTCAATTGCTGCTTATAATTACTTTAATTATGGAGGCACCTCATTACTAGTAACCCGAGTAGTATCAGGATCAGGAAATGCATGGTCTCCAGCAACTAGCACTACTATTTCTAATTATTTTACTTCAGCATCATTTGTTTTAGAAACAATATCTGAAGGAGTTATCATGAACAATTCAGGTTCAATGGTTAGCAGTTCTTTAGTTTCTGGATCAAATGAAAACATTCGATGGGAAATTACTAACTCTAATACTGGATCTGGAACATTTAATTTATTGATTAGAAGAGGTAATGATGTTGAAAACAATAAAGTTATTCTTGAATCATGGAATAATTTAACTTTAGACCCATATTCTTCTCGTTATATTTCTCGAGTAATAGGAGACCAAGCTTTAAATTACAACCCAAACACAGTTCAAATGGAATTATCTGGAAGTTATCCAAATAATTCACGATATGTTAGAGTTAAAGCTGTAAATTACCCTACACCAAACTATTTTAATGCTAATGGAGTTGCAGTATCTGCATATACAGCTTCAGTCCCACAAAATGGAAGTGGATCAGCAGGGGGTGCATTTAACAATGCTCAAGGAGATGTAAATAGTGTTATTAATTTATATGATGCTATAGGAACTAATACTCAAGGATTAACTGGGGTAGATTATGACAGAATGATTGCTTTGCTAGGAAATGCTGAAGCATACCAATATAACTTATTATTTGCTCCTGGATTATTAAATGATTCTCACCCATCTCAAATAAACACTATAATATCTAATACAACTCTTAGAGGAGATAGTTTGTTTGTAATGGATTTAGGAGTATATGGAAGTTCATTAGGTGAAGCAGTAACAGAAGCCCAAACTAAAGATACTTCATATGCTGCAACATATTGGCCTTGGGTTCGCATAGTTGATCCTGCAACAGGTAAACACATTTGGGTACCAGCTTCAACAGTTATCCCAGGTGTATATGCATTTACTGATAAAATATCTGCCCCTTGGTTTGCACCTGCAGGTATTAACCGCGGTGGATTAAACACAGTACTACAAACTGAAATTAAATTATCACAAGGAAACAGAGATACATTATACTCTAATAATATTAACCCAATTGCAACGTTACCTAAACAAGGTGTAGTAGTATTTGGACAAAAAACATTACAAAAATCTCAATCTGCTCTTGATAGAGTAAATGTTAGACGTTTGATGATTGAATTAAAATCATTTGTCCGTCAAATTGCAGATACAATAGTATTCGAACAAAATACAATTACAACTAGAAATTCGTTTTTAGCTCGAGTAACTCCTTATTTAGAAGGAATCCAACAAAAACAAGGACTATATGCTTACCAAGTAGTAATGGATGATTCTAATAATGGACCAGCAGTAATTGATCAAAATCAATTAGTTGGACAGATTTACATCAAACCAACTCGCACAGCTGAATTCATTTCTTTAGATTTTATTTTATTACCAACAGGAGCTGAATTCCCTGGATAAAAAATTAAAAATTGAATATTTATAACAAAACTAAAAACAACTTGAAATGCCGATTCTAGATTTTAACGACATCTTTTTTACACCATTTGAACCTAAACAGACTAACCGTTTCATCCTTAACATGGATGGTATACCAGCATTTTTGGTGAAAGGTGTAGGAGCAGTGTCATTAACCCAAACAGCTGTAGCTCTTAACCATATCAACATTCAACGATATGTAAAAGGAAAAACAATTTGGAACACCATTCAGTTTACAATGTATGAATCAATTACTCCTTCTGGAGCGCAAGCAGTGATGGAATGGGTACGTTTGGGTCACGAATCTGTAACTGGTAGAGATGGTTATTCTGATTTCTACAAAAAGGACATTTCATTTAAAGTTTTAGGTCCTGTAGGTGATATCGTTTCTGAGTGGATAATCAAAGGAGCATTAATCACAGAAGCTAATTTTGGTGATTATAACTGGGATGATGATGGTACTCCTGTTAATATTACAGTTACTGTTCAACCTGATTACTGTATCTTGAACTACTAATATTTTAGATTTAAGAATATTAAAAGCCTCAATTTATTTGGGGCTTTTTTTTTGGATTTTGTTTTACTTTTTTGTATATTTAACCAAAATTAAAGGTTATGAAAAAATTAATAAACATCTTACTTTTACTTGTTTGTAATATAGGGTATACTCAACATTACCCTTATTTAGGCCCTGATCAATCGTTACCATATAATGTATCTTCAACGATATTAACCGCAGATACTAGCCAATATTCATTAAATAACCACCCTCATCAAACAACTGATTATGCTGTAGATAGCATAACATATGTTCCTCAAATTAATGATGGAACCCAATTGTTTATGTATGATGATTCACAATTAGGACCATTTAATATTGGATTTGATTTTTGTTTTTTTGGACAAACATATAATAAATTTTATGTAGGTTCAAACGGTTGGATATCTTTTTCACCATCTCAACCCCCAACATTTGTCCCAATAACTCTTCCTAGTGATTCAATAGTTGTACCTAAAAATTGTATTATGGGACCGTGGCAAGATTGGCACCCTGGAGCTGGAGGACAAATTAGATATCAAACCCAAGGCACAGCACCCAACCGAAAACTTATTGTAAGTTGGATAGATATGCCATTTTATCAATGTACTTCTGTTAAAGGAACGTTTCATATTGTAATTTATGAATCAACAAATGTAATTGAAAACTATATACAAGATAAACCTAACTGTTTAAGTTGGATAGGAGGAAAAGCAGTTCAAGGACTCCACAATGAAGAAGGAACAATTGCAGTAACAGCCCCAAACAGAAACTCAACCCAGTGGACTACCAGTAATGAGGCGTATAGATTTACCCCAAATGGGTCTACAATTTTGCCTATACTCACTTGGTATCAAGTAGGAAATCCAAACCCAATTGGGCAAGGAAACACTATTACTGTGATACCTCCGGTTGAAGGAGCTGAATATACGTGCCATTTAGAATACCCACTATGCAATGGGGGGTGGTTACCATATAACGACTCATTAACACCAGATACTGTATTTGTACAACCTAGTGTTTTAGATTTTCCTGAACCTTCTATAGAAGTAAAACACAGTGATAATTTAATTTATTATGTTCCTAATTCATTTACTCCTGATGGAAATGAATATAACCAAATGTTTAAGCCTGTATTTACTCAAGGTTTTGACCCATACAATTATAATTTAAAAATTTACAATCGTTGGGGAAAATTAATTTTTGAATCTTACGATTCAAATATTGGGTGGGATGGAACGTATGATGGGGCAGCATGTCAAAATGGAGGTTATTTATATGAAATTGCATTTAAAGAAATTAATAGTGCTGAAAGGCAAATTATTAGAGGACATATTAATTTGATAAAATAATATAATTTTTTAAATTATGTAATATTTATACACGTATGAAACTGAATCAATTACGTACTTTAGTTAAAGAAGAGTTGAAAAAAACTCTAAATGAAGAATACCAAGATAAATTTAAAATGGTAGGGATGCTTATTACTAACATTAAAGCCCGCCCCCAAAAAGAAATATTTTCAGACATACGATCAATCCCAGGAATTACAGTAGCGTCTGTAAAAGAACCTATGGAATACAGTGAACAAGATACAGAAAAATTTCAATCTATTCTAACTGTTAAAGTAGACGCTTATCCTTGGATTACTAAAGGAGGATTCGATCGTTCAAAGATGGAAGATATCCGCAAAGCTATATTGAAAGTAGAAGGAGTGTTATCATATAATGTAAATTCTGATAATATTTCTACTCTTTAATATATGTATATAAGACAATTAAGTTATAAAAAATAAAAATTATGAGTGAATTTGTATTACCTACTGAACAAGTAAAACTTCCTTCTCAAGGATATTTGTACCCTGAAGATTCTGAATTAGCTAAAGGTGTTATTGAAATGAAGTATATGACCGCTAAAGAAGAAGACATTCTTACCAATCAATCTTACATTAAAAACGGTACCGTATTAGATAAACTAATGAAATCATTAATTGTATCAAAAATCAATTATGATGATCTATTAATCGGTGATAAAAATGCCATAATGGTAGCTGCCCGTATTTTAGGTTATGGTGCAACATATACTTTTGAATATAACGGAGAAGAACAAACAGTAGACTTATCTGAAATAGATAATAAACCACTCAAAGAAGAATTATATGCAGCTCGAGTAAATGAGTTTAATTTTACTCTTCCAAAATCAAAATATGAAGTAACTTTTAAACTTTTAACCCACAAAGATGAACAAGATATCAACCGTGAATTAGAAGGACTTAAAAAGCTTCATAAAGACAACGCTCCCGAACTCTCCACAAGATTAAAATACATTATTACCTCGATAAATGGAGATCGAGAGAAAAAAACCATTCGAGAATTTGTAGATAATTATCTCTTAGCCTCCGATTCCAGGGCATTAAGAGAATATGTTCGTGAGATTCAGCCAGATGTTGATCTTACTTTTTTTCCCAGCGGGGGTGAC